TTTCCTTCTTAACATTTCTCACATCCTGGTTCAGGGAAGGTTTATATCTCTTCATCCATTTGTCCCCATAAAGTTTGATGAGATCCTTTCGGATAGAGTTATCATTGAGTCGTCTCTTCCTAAGAGCGTTTTGTTGAATCATAGTCCGCTCCAAATTTGCCGCAAAGTTATTATTGTTATTGTTATTGTTGCTATTTGGGGACTTTGGCTTTGGCTTTGGCTTTGGCTTAGCCAGTTCATTCCGAGCATTTTCAATCTTCTTACATATAGAAACTTTGGTTTCTTTGGGGTCTATGGCTATGTTTAGAATAGTCGCGACACGGACAAGTTCCTTTTTCGGATAATCGATGCACGTTTTTTTACCAACGCGGAATTTAGAACCTGTACCCGTGAGACGCACATTTTTACCACTGTTCTTAAACGTGACGTTCTTTTTGTTATTTTTGGCTTCAATCTTTTTACATATCTCCACCTTCGATGTTTTTTTGGTTATGTCTACGATACCCATCTTTTTGGCCATGTCTAGGAGTTCCGCCTTTTTGAGACTCACACATTTTTTTGCACCAATCATGAACACGAGGGCGCGGGTTTGACGCCCACGTGGTTTGGTCGCTTTGGTGGGTCGAGCACGGGGCATTGTGATTTTCGTCGTCGTCTTTTGAGCCTTTTTGGGGAATACACCTGTCACATTGATGAGTCTATTTTGATATAAAATCTGGATAAGTTCCCCACCCGCATTGTAGGCCTCCATCATGTCCTTGGGATTCTTAGCTCCCGAAATCTGTATGTTTCCAGATTTGGACAGAATGAACTTATGATTCTTGAATGTCATGTACAAGAAGGGAGCCAACTCGGGTTCGTAGGAAACGTAGGATATTTCATACTTATTTTGAAGTCTCGCGACTTTCACCATGTCCGTGATTATACCGTTGAACATAAAGGTTCCGCTGAGATTGTTGTACTCGAATGGATTGTACAAGAATTGTTGTTTTTCTGTGTACTTGTCTATGACGAAATTTCGAATAAGCTCAGCTTGATTGGAAATATCACTTCCAACGAAGCCCCCTGAAAACCGAATCTTACCGTTTCTATAGATGTTCACGGTGCCTCCCTTAGATTCCACATCATTAGAGATTTTCAATTTGATTTGGACTGTAGAAAAGTTTAGGTTTATATTTCCCTTTGGTCCGTAATTTTTTGTGTGAGAAAAACCAGTCTTAAATTGACCGTACACACCGCGAAGGTCTTCGGTGTCTACATAAAGACCTTCACCAATGGGAGTTCGACCAACTGGTGGTCGCATAAGTATGGCTTTAAGATCTACACGATTACCTGGTCCAAAATTCCTGTTTACAGTGGCATTAAACATCCCTAAATTTAACTTACTCAAAGTGACAGGCACAACTTCTGGCGCACCCACCTCATTCAAAAAATTTTTCATTCTATTTTCGTTATTCATAAATTCAGAAAATTCACCATATTTGGTATCGTTTACAATGTTTCTTTCTAGACGGGGGGGGAAAGAAGTATTACTTGGTGTGATCTCAACACCAGAACTTCGTATAAATTCCCTGGCCTGTTGGCTCATATTACTATTGGTGAGTATTTTTTTTAAAAGTTGTCTGAGAATTCCACGGCGTCTTCGGAGATTACATCCAACCCATATATAATTGGCTGCTTGGGGTAGGTCCTACCCTTGTAGGTAACAACTTCGTCCCTGACTTCAATTTCCCTAGAACTGAACGGACCGGCGTAAAAGTCCTGGTTGAACTTGGGCTTCCCGAGGTTGTTGGCTTGGCAGTGTTGATTGAACACCACTATAAACATCTTCTGTGGGACGAATAGGTCTGCACCAAAGTTGACGTTTGTAGACTCTAGGAAGTTCGTCAGGGTACTCGCAACCATCGCCACCTGCTTTTGAATCTTCTTGAAGTAATCTGGTACCACATTCCAAATGTCTTTGTCGTTAAACTTTTTGGAATAGTCGTGGTAGGCCCTAATGCACTTGTACAAAATGATGGGTAACTCCTTGTCAAGCTTCTTGTCCAACTGGGGGTCTGCATCCTGAACCTGTTTACTGAAGTTCCAGGGTAGAATGCGGCGGAGAACGGAACCGGAGTTATCCTTCCAGTTTGGGACTTCGTTACCACCCAAGACCCCTGGGACTTTCCACTCAAACGACATGGCAGTCTTGTTCTTCACCGCGATGGAAACATCTTCCCCCGAAACGATGGACTGGAACTCCGCTTGTTCTAGGGCCAGGTCACCTTTGACCTCTGGGGCGATGAACATGAAGGAGTCCTTAATGGCCGAGAGTCCAAACTTCTTCTCGATGTTGTTCGAGAGGGTCCCAACGTCTTCACTCTCGTAGAACTTCTTGAACACCTTGGTGATGAGGGTGGACTTTCCAGATCTCGCGATACCCTTGAAGAATGGGATAACCTGCCACGAATCCATATCGTTCACATCGAAGCAGAGCCGACCACCCATGACATAGGCCCAATTGCAAACTTCCTCCTCGAATTTCTGGTACCTCAGTACACTATCAAAGTAGGGGGTTGGGATGTCCTGCCACCTTTCGATATCCGGGAAGTCATCAAACTGCTGGTCAAAGTACTTACACGCCACAATGGTGGGGTCGAGGCACATGAACTCCTTACTCTTGTAGGGATAGAACCGACAATCGTACACATCTTCCGCGATGTACTGTTTACCAACGAATACACCGTTTCTAAAGGACCAAACGTGTCGTCTCTTCTCAATCTGTGGAAATTGGTGATCGACACACTTTGACACATTTTCAATTACATCCCTGAACACTGAACCTCTACTCGTGAAGTTTTTCCAGTTGTTGAAGTCGTCATCCTTCTGTGAGAGGGAGTGTACAAAGTCCTCGATAGTAAACTTTGGGTTCCACGCACGTGTTCGAAAGCCTTCGATGGTCTTAATTTCTTCACAGCAGAATCCCTTGTATCTCCTGTACCCAGACTTATAGGTTTGGTCAAGAGTGTAGAGCAGACATTTCTGGAAGGGGGTGGCACTTTCAATCTCGTCTTCATCCATAGTAGAGGGATCTGCACTTGTGACAATTTGGGGCATCGCAGTGGGGTTGACGACACGCTCAAAGGATGTATAATGCCGTCGGATATTTTCATACCCATCATTTACCTGTTTGAAAATATTATTGACCCTTTTAATGATGGGAACTTCAATGTCGTCCGATTCCTTTTTGTGAACACCAATTTCCCTGATATAGTTTTTCAGGTCAGAAAGAAATCTCCGATGTCTATTTTTGATGTCTTTGATCGCGAGTATATCTATCCTCGAGGGATCTGGGTTCCCTTCAACACTGAAATTATCTGGGTGAATGAACTGTCTGTACCCCAACTCACGGGCGTTCCTGTAATCACCCGTCCTCAGATCCCACCGAAATTCTAGGGAGTCAACGGTCCTATATATTTGTTCCAAGTTCATCGAACGGATTTGTTGCTTATGAAGTTCCGCCAAAGCCTCATAAGTGTTGGGTTCCTTGTCGATGAAGTGGGTTTCTTCCATTTATATTTACAGTACTTTATTCCTTAAGCAGTTTGAAGCTTACTCAAAATCTTTATGAGTATTTTATTTTGGTTTTGTAGTTGGATACCAATGTTGACTAGGGCTGTACACACTGTATCCCCCTCTGGGGTGGCGAGTAGGGAACCCATAAATTCCACCATGTCAATTCCCTCCTCGATTTCTTGATCTTCAAAAAGATCCTCTTCGGTTTCTGTGTCGGATATAATTTCTCCTTCTTCGATCTCAATTTCTTCTTCAGGCTGGGACGACATTTAAACTTGACTGAGAAAAATTGGATCGCGAAATTTCGCAGAATTATTTTCTCTGCCTATAGTACAACAACTCTCAAAATGGCCGGTGGTCTCATGCAACTCGTAGCGTACGGCGCCCAGGATGTTTACCTTACCGGTAACCCTGAGGTGACCTTCTTCCAGGCGAAATACAAGCGCCACACCAACTTCGCGATGGAGAACATCGAGCAGACCGTCAACGGTACTGCCGCGAACTCCGGTCGCGTGTCCGTCACCGTTGCGCGCAACGGTGATCTCGTCGGTGACATGTACATCGAACTCGAGTCTGACATTGCGGCGACCAAGACTGCTGATGCGGGTGACTGCAACTTTGTCGCGGAGCGTGCCATCAACAACGTTGAGCTTTCCATTGGTGGTCAGCGCATCGACAAGCACTACCAGAAGTGGTGGCGCATGTACTCCGAGCTTTACTTGGACGAGTCCAAGAAGGCCACCTGGGGTAAGATGACCACCGCGGCGGACGGCAAGACTGTCTACCTCCCCCTCGTCTTCTTCTTCAACCGCAACCCCGGTCTCTACCTCCCCCTCATCGCCCTCCAGTACCACGAGGTCCGCATCGACTTCGACCTCGCCTCCGACATGGAGACCTTCCTCAACAAGTCCGTCTTCAAGGTGTGGGCGAACTACATCTACCTCGACACTGAGGAGCGTCGCCGCTTCGCGCAGAAGGGTCACGAGTACCTCATCGAGCAGGTCCAGCACACAGGCACCGACACCGTCACCTCCGCGGCGACAAAGCAGGTCCGCCTCTCCTACAACCACCCAGTCAAGGAGCTTGTCTGGTGCTTCTCCAACACCGCGTCCAAGAACTCCCTCTGGAACTTCACCACCGCGTCTGTTGCCACCAACATCGTCCTCGAGTCTGACCAGACTGCCATCGAGGCGTCCAACGCCTTCGTGCCCACCGCCCTCGCGGGTGCCCCCATGGTGCAGGTCGGTACCGGTGGTGGTGACACCGCCTTCACTGAGGAGGCGGCGGGTCCCCTCGACACCTTCAAGCTTGTCCTCAACGGCCAAGACCGCTTCAAGGAGCAGAAGGGTAAGTACTTCAACCAGGTGCAGTCTTACAACCACCACACTGGCTCTCCTTACCCAGGCATCTACTCTTACTCCTTCGCTCTCAAGCCAGAGGAGCACCAGCCAACTGGTACCTGCAACTTCTCGCGCATCGACAACGCGCAGGTTGCGGTCAAGATGAACACCGCGAACGATGCGACCTCCATGCACATGTTCGCGACCAACTACAACGTCCTCCGCATCCAGTCCGGTATGGGTGGCCTCGCGTTCTCGAACTAAATTGCTCGTATAAAACCATCAATTTCAAATTTCAAATTTTAAGATATTCAAGTATCTTAAAATGTGATAAAGACTAACCACTATTGATTATATATGT